CAAGAATACTGTATTGGTAAATCCAATTGCAACAACAGATAGTTGTGCTCCTGTACCAATACCGTTCATAGAAGCAGTTGGAATACCAACTACATCACCAATCTTATATCCTCTACCACCATTAGTAACACTAACAAGTCCAACAGTTCCTGCTTTGTTATTAGGATCTTGATAAACAGAGCCAGCAACTGATACTTGAACTGTTACTTCCATTCCTGAACCACTACCTGTAAGAGTAAATGGTTGTATTCCTTCTGTAGTTGCAACAGTATATCCAGAACCAGCATTAACTGCTAATAGTCCATCAGTAGAACCACTACTTACAACAGAACCACCGATAGCAATGATGTTTCCAACACCACCAGATAAACCAGAACCAGTTTGAGCAATTGCCACACCTGTAGCAATACCTAGAGTATCGATACTATCAGCAATTGAGGAAGTTAATCCAAGTGTAACTTTCTTAGATACAACTTCAATTGGGTTAGGATTAAGTTCTACAAATTCATTGTTTCCAATATTCAATTCTGGGTTAAAGAAGTTAACTGTTCCTGTAGTACCAGCACTAAATTCTGCTTTATACAGAGTGAACTTCATATCTTCTAACTGAGAAGGTGTCCAAGTAGAAGCGTTTTGTGATTTGAATAAAGAACCAAGATATGGTTGTTGAGTAATGATAACCTTTTGAGACTCACCTAATCCAGTAGTTGAAATATCTTCTTCACCTAACCTAGAAATCCAAATATTATATTCTGTAGATGGAGAAACAACAACTAATGCATATTCAGAACCACCTTCTAAGTATATTGGAGCATCAAAAGTAAACTTAGTAGCTACAGATGCATCTGTTGAAGTAGTAATGTCAGCAGGTAAGAGTTCTTTCTTACTCAATGGTATGATGGTAGTTGTTGGTGTACCCATCTCACATGTTCTAAGTTCTACACTACATGGTAGTTCATCATCTTTTGTTGAGAAATATATGTCAACAGAAGTAATAAAGACACCATTTGGATCTCCTACATCAAATGATTGTGCAAGAGGGTCGTACCATTGTGTAATAATTTGTTGCTGGAACGTTGTAGTTCCTTCTCTAATAACAGCAACATCTCTTCTATTAGTGACAGTTCTTTGTCTATCAGTAAGAGTCCTATTGTCAGTTAGATTCTCAGTAACAATTTCAGCATTTCTTGTATTAATAATAGTCTCTTGAAGAGTTTCAATGACACCAGAAGACTCATAAGTCTTCTCTACAGATGATGTAACAGTTCCAGGAACTAAAGAATTAACTGCAGAAGATGATAAACGAAGTGTTTTTGTACCCGTAGCAAATTCTGGATTCTCATTAATAGTAGAATCTGGAATAAAGAAGGAACCTATTAAAGTACCAACATTATCAGTTATAAGACGAGTACCTGATATAGTTGCCTCAGCACCACTAGTCTGCCCTCTAAGTGTCATATTTCCATTAAGGAATCCATAATATTGTCCTTGAGGTTGAAGTTGTAAACTAAATGTATCAACATTTAATATACTTGCTGTTGAAGTATAAACTTCAGGTATTCCTTGATCGTCAAGATATGGGTTTACTGAATAAGTATCAGTTGGAGCATTGTAAGGTCCATACTTATGATTTGGAGTTGCTGCTCTAAACTGAACATAAGGTGTAGTTGCAGTTCTTGCTCCTTCATCTAAAATTGAAGGACTTGCTATAATTGTTTCTCCAACTTGGAATGTACCATTTGACATGGTTACTTCCAAAAGTTTAGGGAAGGTAAACTTAGCTACATCTTCTCCATCAAAGAATGAGAATAACTGAGTTCTTGGTTTTGTCTTAGTAACAATAAATTCAATATTCCTAGAACGCATAATAGGAATATTCTGACGATTAACAACCCTATCTCCCAAAGATTCAGAATCTAATCTTTCAACAACTCTCGTTGCTAATCCAGTTCTAGATTGTTGAGTTGTAGTAGTTGTTTGAGATTGTGTTACTTCTACACTTACATCTCTTGAACCTGCAGTAACTGTTCTTGTAGTTCTGTCCCATCTATTTCCAGGAACCCTCCGTCTAAATATTCTTCTTGGAGGATTGCCAAGAATATCAGTTCTTACTTCATTAGTAACAACAGTGTTAACATTAACACCAACCCAATCCGTTTGCCATGAATTCCATTGAGTAGAGATTAGTCCTGTATTTGGATCAGCACCATTCTCCTCCATTACATCTTCAAAATTACCTTCAATATTAACATTACGTGCTTCAGTTCTTCTAGTATCAACCCAAACATCAGAGGATGGATTTAACTGCATATCACCATTCCAGAATACTACAGCAAAAGGCTGAACATTTTCTGTTCTTGATGCATAATTATTTGATATAGCAGCAAGTTCGGTATAATCAAGAGTGATTAAATCACCTGTTCTACGACATCCACTTCCAATAAGATCATTTGCAAACGCAAAATCTTGTGATGGGTCTGCAGTTTGTCCAACACCAATGATTGAACTTGTTCCTAATAATAAATCAACCGCTGTTGTATAATGCAATGGACGCATTTCACCAAGATCTTGGTCTATTGAAGCATTAAAATCGGGATCCCTCTTACTTTGGGCAGTCGAATTTTTAAAGTTATCTACTAAGAATCCACACTTAAACCTATCTAATCCATCAGCATCTTTAATGGACATGTTTTTAGTATCACTTTCAAGTAATGTTAATGCAGTATGATACTCAAGATTCTTAACCCTATTATCAAGTCTACCGATATCTTTCATTTGATATCTCTTATACTGCTTCAGAAGAGACTTAACTTGCTGAGCTTCGTAAGTATAAGCAGGAACATATAGAGTTCCTACATCAAGAGCACCACTTAAAGCTTCAGGTGCAACAGGATCATCTGATGATTGTCCAGTCTGTATCTGGAAAGAACCATTAGTAGTTAAGAATAACCTATCAATCCTTGATAAGTAATAACTAAATGTTATGTTTAGAGTCTCATCATCAGAAAGAATGTTTGGAGGTGCTTGTCCTGTCCCTGTAAATGCTCTTGAATCAAATTCAAATGGTGACTTAGTTGCACTAGATGGATCATAAGTCGAAACTCTAGGACGTATATCAATATAATCAGTCAATCTTTCTCTTCCATCCCCATCAAGGAATGGGATATCGTTATCAAAACGATCTGCATCGTAACTATTAATACTGAATATGTCCCCTTCATCTGTTGAAGGAACAGTATAATAACGATATACAACCTTTAATCTACGTGTTGGCGCAGGTTCATTTCCTATTCTAACAATTCTAGCATAATCATAATAAGAATTACGTTGTCCATCATCAACTGCATATTTTGCAGAAACTAATCTATCACCTACAGTAAATGCAGTTACAGTTCCCTGTATTCCAGAAGACTGGAAGGTTGCTACATCTCCAATATTAAATTTAGTATCATTAAGATATGCAATACCAATCTGTGTAGAATTTGTTATCTCGGCAACTATTGCAACACCACCATCACTAGATATTATTTCTTCACCTACAGTTAAATCTGCAGTAGTTCCATTAGGCCCAGATAAAGAAGATAATGTAATAGATGGCAGATCTGGATCTGTCATATCATTTGATTCATATATTCCTATGACTCTTTCAACATCAGGTACATTTAAACAAATTTCTTTGTCTTCTACACGAGTTCCATATAGATTTCCATATGTTAATCCATTTTGAAGAGTTTGATCTGTACTACCAGATCCTTCTAAATTAGATCTAGTAATGACTGTTGTTCCTGTAGTCCATCTCTTCTCTTTTGAAGATGGATTTACTTTCTTAAGTGTTACATCAACTCTAGTTTGAGTGTCTGCACCTACAGAAAGATTAACAAAATTCAAAGTTTTACTAGAATTGTTAATCTGAACTTGATCAGCAGTAAGAGGTTCATGAGAACCATCTCCATAAGAGATTACATATCTCTCAGGTGTAAATGGCATATATGTAAAGTCTGCACTGATACTAAACTGTGAAGTAGCAATCTCACTACCTGCTACAGTTACATTTCTAAATTGCTTCTTAACAACAATATCAGAGTTAAGGATATCAAGATCACTTACATTTGTTTTTGGTAATCTTGTAAGGAAACTATTATCATCCTTTAAACTACTATCAAGATAACGAATCTGTAAAGAATTAGTTACAACTTCATTAACACCAGGAAGTTGTCCATTGAATATACCAGAAACTGATGTAGCAGCTGCTACTGTTATATTTGAACCGTCTGCAGAAACAGCAGTAATTCTATTAAGAGAAGCATCACTAGTAGTTCCACCATACGAAACATAATCACCAGTTGTGACTATACCTGCAAAGTTATTACCAGCACTTGTTACTGTAGAAATTCCTTGATTTCCAGGTGTAATTGTAAATGTTGGATTATTACCAATATATGTTTTATTTCTAGGTGTAGATGCATGAGTTAACTTAAAGTCAGCATTAAACGTTTGTCCTACTCCAGGATTTGAGTAAACAGAGAATGCATCATTTAGTCCATAATCTCTAATTGTCTTAACGATAGGACCAACATCAGTACCATTAACCTTAAATGACTCATCTTTAACAAAACTACCATTATTACCATAAAGAGTTAGTTCTGTACCACCCGACACAGCACTCACCAGATACCCCTCAGCACCGCTAGAATCGCCCGTAATACGAGCAGGGAGGGAAATATTGATATCGGTACTAATTCCTAAAGTTGTATACGTTTGTATATCAAATAAACGCAAATCCCATTCATTTTGATCTTGATCAGATGATTTAAGATTTACTGATTCTGCAGTAAAATTATATACCTTTGCCTTACCAATTTCTGTACCAGCAGCAGTTGCACTAGTTACACCAACTCTTTGACTTCTTAAAGAAACATATGATGTTGTTCCTAATCCAACATTAGGAGCACCAAATGCTCTATTAACAATAAACTGTGTACCAGTATTAAAATCTAAACCAATGTCTTTTACTTCCTTAGTTTCTCTAGACTTAGGAACATCAAGATTTGTATTACTAATTGTCTGAATATCATATCCACGAACATATGCTTTACCTGGTGAGATTTGATATATCATCAAATCTGAAGATGGAGTATTTCCATCTTGAGTAGTTTGTCCTGGTAAATAAACTCCTTTATTTCCTTGTCTATTATTTAAAGATTCTTTAACTTTAACGTTAAATGGTTTTACATAATAATTACCAGATTCGTCAAAAGTTCTTTTAGCTAATGCATCTTTAATAATAGAATGTTGAGAATCATTCTGGAAGAACTCTTTAGCTCCATCAACCAGACGCATAATTTCAACGAAATTCTCATCATTAAGTTCGTCAACTTGTTTCTTGGTTAAAACAGCAGATATTTTAAGTCTATCTGCACCAGGAGCAGCAAAGTTATTAAATCCCTTCGCATTATCATATAGAGATTCATCTGCTCCTGCTGTTATTATTTCTTCTCTTACACTTAATCCAACACGGTATGATGGTGTATTAGTGTATTGATCTAGAATAAGAGTCTGTTTTGGTACTCTTACAAAATTCCCTCTAAGGAAGTAAACACCCTCTGTTATTTGAACAGCACAACCTGTTGCAGTAGAACCAGCTGGAATAGTATTTGCAAATCCTTCATTTCCAGCAATTACAGTATTTGCATATGTAATTGATGATAAAGTTAAAAGAGTTTCTCCATCTTGAAATGTTTGTCCACTAAAAGATGTAGATGACTTCTCATATTGAAGATATAAAGTTAAATTTCCATTATCAGAAACATCTTCCGTTATATAATCAACAACCTTTGCAGTAACACCAGAAACGTCACCTTTAATTCTCTTACCTAACAGTTTATCCACATAAAAAGATACAGGAATACCAAAATATCCTGCTTCAACTTGTACTGAATAATATTCAGATTGATATGATAACTGTCCAGGTATTACTTTAGATCCTTCTCTAAAGATATGGTCTCCAAATTTTTCAACTTGATTCTGCAGCATAGACTGCAAAGTCGTTAATTCTCTTGCCTGAACTGGAAAACCAGGTTTAAAAAGGACTTTATGGAAGTCATTAGCCGCATCAAAATCGTCAAAATATGGACTAACGTTTAGGTTCGTTTCCTGTGGCATTTTTTAGAACTCTACAATGATTTTGATGTCTTCTTTTTGATTAGTGGATCTCGTGATAGATGCCCTATTATCAACGTAAATAATCTCTCCAGAGTATTTTTTAACTTCTGGTGGCGCAACCCCTAATGTAAAGGTTTGTCCAAGGTTATACGTCTTATTATTTATTACAGTGGTTATACCCGTAAATGAGGTATCAATACCCAGATCAACTGAACCGCCACTAACGGTTAGACTACCTCCAGTTGGAGGATCTGCAGTGAAATCATGCAATTCAAATCCATATTCTGGATTTGTTTTTGCAATACCTGCAGTAGTAAATCCAGAAAGAGCACTGGATTGCCAATATTTAAGAACTCTTGTAGTTGCATCCCAAGAAACAACCTGTCCTACAGCAGTAGAAGCAACGCCAACTGTTTGACGAACTCTAGCATCAGAAGTAAACGTGGCAGCTGTTACTCCAGCACCAGTTAATCTCAAAGCATATACTGCACTTGCCTGAGTTGAACTTACAATTGTTGTTGAACCATTTTCTTCTGGGTTCTGAACAAGTCCGACTCTAGCAAATTGATTACCAGTAACAAAGTCTGGATTAGAATCATCATTCTCAATACGAGAATAAACTAGAACTCTAGTTGCTCCTAACTCACGGTATATATCAGCACCATGTCCTCCCTGAGGTGGAATGATGACATTGAATACAGCATCAGTACTACCAGCAGTGTTAGTAACACCACCTCCTTCTAAATCAACAGTACCATAAGTATATCCATCACCACCTTGTGTAACACTAACAGCAGATATCTGTCCAGAAGCATCAACAGTTACAGAGCAATTAGCATTGTTTCCGTTTCCATTAATGGGAACGTTGGTATAGGTAGCAGCATTACCATAACCAGCACCTCTATTAGTAATAACAACATTCTTTAATTCGTTACCAGAAAGAGCAGCATTACCCCTTACAGCAGTAATGTTTGCATTAGTGGTAGTCATCCAATCATCAGGAACTGGGATGAAATTAGTTGACTCAAATTTAATAAGATCTCCTGGATTAATAGTATAGAGATACTTCCAAAGATAACCATCACCACTAGTACCAGCAGCTTTTGGTTCCAAATCTGTGTGAAGAGGTTCATCAAGAGACGGTTTACCTAATAAGTTATCTGGGTCAAAACCATTAGCAATACAGATATAAACTCTATAATCACTATTCATTACATAATAATTTGCACCATATAGGTTTGATGCACCAGTTTGTCCTGCAGTATTATCTCTACTATAATCGTCTCTATAATAATCGTAAGTTGTACCAGATGTCCAACTAATTTTTCTTATAACTCTTTTTACATCACCAGCACCTATTTTCTTCAGTGCAATCATAGTATCCCAATACCTATCTTCTTGGTGAAAAGAATCTTTAGGATCAGGAACATTAGTATCCCAATCTGATTGAACATCAGTAGCATTGGGAAGATTGATAAAACTATAATAACTATTAGTAGTCGTCTTGATGCCTGCCGCAAAATTAGCAGCATTCAAGACCCTCAATTGATCTGTTATAATAGCAGACATTTACTTAGACTTTTTTTCTATTTAGTAAGAACGTTTGACGTTTTTAATTCGTCTAATCACAGGAGCAGTTGAAAGTCCTGTAATTCCATTATCGCTGACAATATCAAATGAATGAGGATCACTATCTCTAGTAACTCCACTCAATTTACCAAATGTATATGAACCAAAGAAACTATTAATTCCAGTGGTTACACTCTCTGTAGAAGATACACTGACTGTGACTCTTTGAACCCCAGTTGTACCAACACCAACTACATAATTCTCACTATAAGAAACCGCCATGGCTTCGTATATGTTATCTATGAATATAGAACCAATACCAATTGTACCAATACCTGTTCCTGTCCCATAGGATGTTAATCCAATTCCTGTGTTGGAATTATGAACATAGAAGATATCACCTGTAGTTATTGAAGATATAGTAACTGCAGTACCAACTCTAGTAGCATCTCTAAACAAATTATTGACATATAAGTCAAATACAAGTCCAGTAGTTACTCCAACAGTAGTAGCAGCAATACCAGAAATAAATCCAAAGTCGCCAGTCATTACAGGAGTACCGAGAGTATCAGCAATACCAGTTGGTTGGCCAATTAATACTAATGGAGTAGAAGTATTAGTATAACCAGTACCTGCTTGATTGATAGTTAAAGTATTAACTGTTCCAGCAGCACTAACTGTAGCAGTTGCAGTCGCAAGTGTACTTACACCAAAGTATGTACTAATAGAAACTGTAGGTGCTTCAGTATAACCCATACCAGCATTAGTTAAATCTAAACTAATTGTTCCAGTATCTGAAACAATAGCAGTTGCTGCAGCAGCAACCTTAGGTGCATTCTCATCAATGATATTTAAATTCAAATTAGCACCAGTATATCCTTCTTCATTATCATCAAATAATGGACGGAGACTTTGAACGTAAATGGTAGTAGAACCAATACCAACATTACTGATAATTCTAGTAGCAGGAGTAATTGCAGATTGGTTAATGATTCTTGCTTTAGAAACATATAAACCATCAACAACAATATCATCTTTCTGCTTAGTCCATGTCATAGCACGTTTAAGTGCTGTATTGGTTGTAATTCCAGGACCAAAGTACTGGACAGTACTGAATTTATCAGAAGTCTGAATTCCACTAACAATACGTTCAGTCTGATCTAACCCAAAGGTTGAAGATTTAGTAGCATCATCACGAAGACGTATTTTATCACCCTTCTTAATAGTTTCAATAATATCAACAAATACAGAATCTGAAGCAGAACCTTTAAAGTAATATACCTTTAATGTGTCACCTGCTTTAGGTGCTTCAAGGAAATCAATAACACTACCACCTTTGAATTCATAAGAAACTCCAGGATCTTGTAAAATATCATTGATAAAGATAAGTAGATTATCTTGAATTCTAATAGGAGAACCTTTAGCAGATCTAAGTGAAACAGGAATTCCTGCTTTCTTAATTGTAAAGGATTTAGTAACTCCATTAAAGAATTCACTGAAATTATCAAGTACTTCTAATTGTCCAAATGTCCAACCAGAGAATGAATCATCATGAACAGATTCGATAATAATACGGAAATCCTTAAAGTTGGCAGCAGTACCAGTTGTAGGAATTCCAGCAAAATTAGCTGTGTTAGCAGGAACAGTTAATACATCCCCAACATTATAATTACGTCCAGTATCACCAATTCTAAACTGAGTTACACTATTACCCAATCCAACAGTAATATCAACAGTAGCATTAACTCCACTTGTAGTAGATCCACCAGCAGCGACTAAAGGAATATTCTCATATCCAGTAGGAGCATCAATAAAGACTTCAGGTGGATTGGTGAATGTGTATCCAGCAGCAACACCATTTGTAACTCCAATACTTACAATATAACCATTCTCTACAACAGCAGTACCAATAGCAGTAATATTTGGATACTTAGATCCACCAGAAGTTCCCACTCCAACAAATACTGTTTGAATACCAATTCTATACCCACTACCACTGTTTCCAATTGATATTGAGGAAATAGTTCCCAATCCAGAAACATTAGCAGTACCACCAGCAGCAACTAATGGTTGATATCCTAACCCTTCTGAAGAACCAACATTAACAACAACTCCACCTCTAGGAAGAGTACCAACGTTCAAATCTGCTGCTACTGATGAAGCAGTTCCTGTAAATGTAATAGAGGAAATACCACTAACATCTTCACTTAAATCATAATCAACTGTTGGACCTTGGAATATTTCATTTAAGAGGAATACACCATTATTAGTAGAGAATCCCGCAACACTACCAGATTCACTTGTTAATGTAAATGTCTTAGCAATACCTGTAAAGTCTTTAGATATTGAATCAAAAATAAGGTTATCTTTATATGCTTCTGAATCATCTGATTCAGCAGTTCTGATAAAGGTTCTTCCTTGGAAAGTAGAACGAGTTGTTAATCCAGTATAACCTTCTTCACCATAAGGAGGTTCTACAAAGTTTAATGAATTACCTTGTATAGTGTAGTTACCATCATACTTAGTAACAACAGCAGGAACAGAAGAAGTTGCAGTATGCACTCCAAGATCACTTCCTAACCATCCTCTATCTACTAGAAGTTGATTTGCAACTCCACCGTAACCAGTAGACTTAACTCTCATGAATTCTTCATCAATCTTGATTATTTCTCCACCAACCATTGAGGCAATACCAGTAATACGAGCATTTACCTGAGATGCATTCATGGTACTAACCAATCCAACAGTAACACCAGTAGAAACTATTGGTGACTGAATATTATTATCAAGAGCAATTAAACACTTAGTATTTTGCTTATAAGATGTAATAGAATGACTATTACCAGTTCCAACTGTAGTAAATCCAAGAATAGTTGGAGGAGTAGCAAGAGCATCAGATGCAGTAGGTGATAATCTGATTAAATCTTCACTAACTTTAACAGCATAAACACTAGTTCCAATTACACCACCTGATGTAGCAATACCAGCTCCATCATATGCATATTTAAGTTTCTCACCAGTAACTAAGAAATGATCGGCAATTTGAATGGTATTGGCATCAATACTAACAACTGAAGTATCAACTTCAGGATCCCATACCTTTCTAAAGATTGGTCTGTTTCTATGAGTAAGATTAAAGTTACGTTTAACAACAGAAAGAGTACCGCTATAAGTACCTTCCCCTGCACGGAATTGTCCAATCGAATTACCATCACCTAATCCAATAGTATTAATTCCTCCAGATATTTGATTTTCTACAGTTTCTCCATATACTCTTACCTTAGTTGCTATACTAGCATTTGGTGTAAAGTAAACACAGAAATCACTACCTGAGAATCCAGCACCAACAGTTCCTAATCCAACATCCAATCCATTACCATCAGGATCATATGTAAGAATTTCTCCATACTCTGCAGAGTAAGATTGAGCAGTAATACCATCACTTGAATGTGAAACTAGCATTTCATGAAGAGATGCCTTACTATTAGTAGTATCTTCAATATTGATTATAAAATGAGCACCTTCATATTCAGTACTTGTAAATCCACAAATCTTATTCTCACCAGGACTTCCAGAAGCAGAAATAGAGGTATAGAATGACTCCATCATTCCTTCTACTAATGTTGTAGAACCAACTCCAGTAGCATTAGAATTAAATTCATAATCAACAATCTTAACAGCACAAGTTGTATTAATACCAGCATTTGGATAGAAATTCAAATTAGTAGGCCCATTTGTTTCAACTCCAAATGTTCCAATCATCCCACCACTAGAGAACGTACCATAATCAATAAATCCAGTACCAGAATCATTACCACTATTATCATGAACAATACTAACTTCTGCAAACTGGTGAGTAGCAATACCAGCAGTGGTTTGTACAACTTCAACTAGTACTTTATTAGCAGAAGAATTAGTAGAACTAATACCAAGAATAGTACTTGCTGCTCCAATAGCAGTTGTTGTAGTAAATCCACTAACTGTAACAAGATCTCCTATAGAGGTTGAACCAATTCCAGTAACGGCACCAGTTCCAACACCTGTCATTCTATTAAAGTCAACAGAGATGAAATCAATAACATAATTGTTTAATTCATACTTAGTTGGATAAAAATTCAAATTAGCAAATGCACCACTAAAGACATAATCAAAATGTCCTAAGAATCCCTGACTGTCTATGCTATACTGACTAATATAGGCATAAGAACCATCTTGGACGACATTGAAGAATCCAGTTTGAGTTTCTCCAACATAACGTGTGTCTTTTACGTGATAGAAGTATCTGTGGGCAGAGAAGGTTTCTTTGTTTACAAAATCAAACTTCTCAAAGGGGTCAGTCCTAGGCTTACTGGAGAATAAATCTCCAACATCATCAATTGAAAGAACTCTATTAGTTCTTGCTTCTTCATAGTCAGTAAGAATCTTATTATCTAAAACAATCTCTTTGGAAACTGTTATTTGGTTTGCGGTGCTTATACCAGCAACTTCAACAGTTAATTCTGAAGCATTATCAAAATCTAGTAATTTATCAACACTATTAGAAGAAATTAAGTCAACTTTAATTGAAACTTCTTGTGCATTAGGAACTCCTGCTGCAGCAGCACCAATACCTGCATTAGGGAATCCAGTTCCACTTGTTCCATAAGAACCTTCACCTTGTTCATCTGCAGTAGAAGGTCTTCCATCAAATGATTCAAGTTCCATATCAGAGAACTTCTTGAATCCACTAGTGTGAGTTATTTCACTAACTACATCTTTCCAATCAGCATACTGAACTGGTGACTTAATAGAATATGAGAATGATTGATAATAATCATTATCGGGGATTCTTTGTCTTGAATCATTTAAGAATCCAGTTACCTCATGGAAACCTTTTCTTTGTTCTACAAGAGGCCCAACATCAAATGTTGATTCAAAAGATTCTATTGATTGAACAAATCCAACCTGATTAGATGAACCACCTTCGATTTGTATACCATCTTCAAATACATCACTAGTTGCAACTCTTAAAGTATTATTATTTCTATTCCACCCAATTACAGTACCAGTTTTAGTTCCAGTAAGTGTTTCTTGAGTAATTGTCTCTTTAATATTAAAATCACCTTTTCTAGTGACTGGTATAAATCCAGGGAAATGTTTTTCTGGTATTATACGTCCGGCTGAATTATCAGGACTAAATTCACCAGGATTATCATTCTCAAGAACAAAACTAACCTTAGGATCAGCACCACCAAAATTTGGTGTTATAGAATTTAAAGTAAAGAGGTTATAATCATATTCACTAGAATTGTATCCAAATCCAGTAGTAGCAATACCAACACCTTCAACTAAAACTTTATCTCCAACAGCAAATGGGAAATCTTGTCCTACAGAAAAATCAGTATCAAGAGTAAGTTCTACTGTTGCAGTAGTAGTTGTAAATCCAACAGTTTCAATACCAACTCCATTTGTATTATGAATAGGTATTATGGTTGGTTTAGGATCTTGTAATCTCTTAGTATTTTCTTCAATAACAACTGTTGAAACTCCAACTGAACCACTAATTTCAGTTTTAATCTCACATTCATCTAATATTAATCCACTTACCCTATCTTTAACAATTAACTTAGGTGCGATAGAATAATTATGTCCACCAGAACTAAGTCCAATATGATCTAGAGTTCTAAATCTATCAACTTTAAAGAGACTTGGTAATGCAGCACTTGGACGCAATGTCTTATCATATGGGAACTCATAACCAGGATTAGTAATATGAGTCGTTTTAACATTACCAATCGAATTACTTTCAACTCTTAAAATAGAACCATTACCATAAGTTGTAGCCGCAGTTCCTGTATATCTTCTACTAATTGTAGATATTCCAGGAATAGATGAATATCCATAACCCTTATTGGTTATTTTAACATCTGCAATTCCACCTAAAGCACCAGCAGATGTTGTCTCATAAGACAGTCTAGATGTTACATCAGTATATGAAGCACATTCTGGTTCATTGGGAATATTAAAACTAAATGTAGTTGAACCAATAGAAGATAACTTAAATTTTCCATCATATAGAGAATCAACTAATTTAATCGTACTATAATTCTTAACAGTCTTATCAACAATTATTTCAGACTGAACAGTAGTAATTCTATCTGGATTTACTGGAGTTAAGTTATAATATAATAATTCAGGAGTTTTAGCATTAGTTTGTAAGAATACTTTTCCTCCACTTATACCAACACTACCACTTGTAGTAACATCAAATTGATCAGGAGTTACAGTAAGAAACTCATGTTTAAAATCCTTATCTCTAAAGAAATTAACTGCATACGCAGAATAAGTTGTACCACCAGAAACATTAGCTAAAGAACTATCAGCAACATTAAGTTCTAATTTCTGCCCTCTAGTTAAATTAATAAGTGGGTTAATTGGATTAATATTATGAACTATATCAGCACCAGCAGTAGAAGTTAGTCCTACTGGAAGAGGATACTGAATAGTTGCATTATGATGATTAGTTGCTAACTTAATTAAATCATTACTATCTTTAATTACAAAATATGCTGTATTATCTAATAAACCACCAACTGGTCCTGTTGATTCGTATATAATCTTATCACCTGTTGAATATCCATGATTAATGATGGATATGGCATTAGAAGAAATATTAACACTAGATTGAGTAAAGGTTGAGAACCCTACCGAGAATTTTCTATTATACTCATTATACTTGACACTATATGCACTAGTAATTCCAGGTAATACATCTAAGAATACAGTATCACCAACTCCAAGGCCATGAGCAGTAGTTGCAGTTGCAGTGACAACAACTTTCTCTAAACTACCAGTTAGTTCAGTAACTTGAGTTGTTAATGAATGAGTTACTCCAGTACCAACACTATGGAAATAAAGTTGCTCTGCAGCAGTAGATGCAACACCCACTAGAACACCCTCAGAACCCATTCCAACAGGCATTGAGGTTAGTCCAATGGTATTCTGTCCTAATCTAATTGAATAGACCTGGGTAGGAAGATTAAAGTTATTAACACCATCAGTAGATACTGAAACAACAGTTCCACCACCAGAAGAGTATGTTAAAGATTCTCCAGTTGTATACTTATGATTAGGAAGATAAATTGACCTTGTTGGGATAGCAATATCTGTAGATGCTAATCCAGGTGCAATAACTGATATAGTACTGTTGATACCAACACCAGAAGTAGTACCTAGTCCAACAACATCTAAAGGATTGAAATAAACACTCTTCTGTAATTTAATTTCTGCATCAGTGTTCACACCAACGTTAATTGTTAATTCACGTGGTTTTTCTTCAATAATAATTCCAGTTGTATATGCTGTACCAACTGTTCCACCATATTCACGTATAACCCTAACTCTTGAGTTATACTTATCAACATTAACAACAAAAAGTTTTTCTGTAGATATTCCAAGAACATCAGTTGGTTGAAGAACGTCTACATCACCATTAATAGGTATAAATGTAACAATACCTGTAGTACCAGTACTTCCAATACCAGTAGAAGATTTAAAGGTAGCAGTATTAACACCAATAGTGTAAACACCATCAAGATTAACTATAGACTGAGAAGATATTCCAGAAACACTAACATAGTCGCCATTTTTAAACTCATGAGGTGCTGGAGTTCTTGCAAGAATTCTTCTTTCGTCTTTTAACACTTCAAAAGTAACATTATCCTTTTTGGTAGTAGAAGATGAAATTTTAACTATATCCTTTCCTGCAATTTTACTTATTTTAGAGGATGCGTTAATTCCACCTGTACCAACATCATCAAATACAATTCTATCATTAACTTTATAATCATAACCACCATTTTCTATCTTAACAGATTCAACTCCACCTGTTTGTGCATAAACTATAGAAGCAAAGTCGTCAATAGTTTTATCAGGACGTGCAACATAAGGATAGTCACTAGCATTGAATGAAAGTTTATATGGGTAGATATTTCTTACATAACCACCATTTTCTAGATCAACCTTCTCTGTTATTGAGATAGGACTAAAGTTATAAGAATCTGGCTTAGATTTAAATGACTCTCCAACTACGTATGGGAATACTGGAGTAAAATACTTATCAAAAGTAGCATCTTGTTGGGAAGAACTATCAATAGTTGCAAAGTATGCATAAGTACCTGATGGATAATCAGGAGTCTTACAAAAACGTCCATTATACTTATCTAAATCACCTTTATTAGTGAATGTATAATCATTAGTAAATGAACCTAAAGGCCAATCACCAACGGTAGGTCCAAGTTGTCTAGTAGCATTAAGTTCATATCCAGGAATCATTCTCCTGATAGTACCACCATCTATCCTATTAAACCCATATGGTCCATATATGGGGTTACCATCATATGCAAATCCAAGGATTGGTGAATGGTTATCAGAAACTTCTTCGGCATTTTCATATTCTAAGTCATACGTACCATAATCCTTATTACCATTCAATTTAAGAGATGGAAGCATCTCTCTTAATTTTCTAGGCGCATATAAATGAGTAAACTGAGAACCATATGTTCCAGTACTATTCTCCATAAATCCATCATCAAGCTTGATAAGTTTCTTATAGCGAGTTACATTATCGAGTTCCCATCTCTTAATCTCTGGCTTGACTGCAGGTGCTCTTCCAGAGGCATCTATAGCAGTCTCTACGCTTAAGAAAGATCTATCAGTAACAAATCCAACACCACCATTTACAACGGTTACAGAGGTGACTACACCGCCTTCTATGACGGGTGTTAATGTTGCGTATGTACCAATACCTGATGTAATAATTTCTGGAGGTGCATTATATCCAGTTCCTCCTCTAGTAACAATAACCTGATTAATTACACCATCTTGGACAACTGGACGAAGTTCAGCACCGGATCCAGCAAGAAAATCAATACTTGGTGTTCTGTCGTAACTTACAATAGAAGCATTACCATACCCAGTACCATTTTGAGTTAAATCAACAGAAGTTACAGAACCTCTTACAACTGGAATCATAGTTGCATGATAATCACCCAAAGAAGATGAAATACCAAGTTCCCCACTTATTGAAACTGATATTGGTTGGTAATTAAAGATATGAGTTCCAACTCCAACACCAGTAAACCTAACATAAGTTCCATTATCGTATGATTCAGTAATAGTACCTGCAACACCAGCAGTTGCTACTCTAAAGTTATCATTATCAACAACAAGAGCTTTATATTGTGTTGTTGTTACTAATCCACTAATTACAGTCCCAGTTGTCTCATAAGTTAATACTTCTCCATTTTTATATCCATGATCTTTAATATTAATGGTATTTTTAGCCGTATTGATACCAGTACTAATAACCGTTCTCTTTTTGTACTCATAACCTGTTCCAGGATTGGTTATGAAGATTTTATCAACAACATTCTTCTTTTTAACACTTTCAAACTTCTGAGTACCTGATCCTTTATCAGATAAGTCAACTGTATTGATTCCAGCAATAGCATCATCAAAATCGGAGTGTAATGTGATAGATGTATTACTAGAAAGCCCTACAAAGTAGATTGCACCATCACCCAAAGTAGTTGTTCCAGTACCAACTGCTGTACCTTTGTTTTGACGGTAAAATACTCTCTCACCAGCATTGAAAAGATGATATGTTGTAAAACCAACTAAATTATCACTTGTATTGATACCAATTTGTACGTCAAGGGAAGAAGAATGTGTCCCTTGCTTCATTTTAGCTTCTGCCTTAGCATTTACACCATTACCGCCAGAAATTTTAATCTGTGGTTGTTCTAAGTAATCAAACCCTGCATATTTTAAATCTATTCTTTCAAAAGAACCTTTTACATTAACATGTCCAGTCGCACCAATACCAGCATTATCAGTAATAAGTAATTCAGGTGGATTTATGACATCATGTCCACTTCCACCATTCAAAACTCTGACTGATTCCAATTCTCCATAATAAATGGCATCTCTTGACTTATAATTGGCAAGTTCAACACCATTTACAAACATACCTGTCTTTTCTCCAGGTGTTGTTATAAATTCATCTCCAGAAGAGTCAAATACTGGTTCAGAGAACCTTCTTACAAGTCTTTGAGAGTCAATTGCTTTATCTTTAAGTCTACTAGCAAATTCATGTGTAGTGATACCAGCTGAATTACCAGTTAAATCAATAAATTTATTAGCATCGATGTTTGCACGAGAATATGCTAATTTAAATGATTGGTCATCAACTTTATAAGCATAATATGAACCTTCTGTTAAAGGATCTAAAGTTTTTGTAGTTGTAGAAGTAGAAACAACTCCATCAATCAAAGTAGATGTGGTTACAGTACCTGGAATATAATAAACTTCATCACCAGTGATAAAATCATGACTTCTTGATGTTGAAATCGTTTCACCCGCAAAAGTAGCAGCAACTTTTACTGAAATACCTCTTAAATCAGCATTAAGTTGCTGATTAGCATAAAATGGAATAGATGCAGATGTTACATATGTCTGTTGTGATGGTTCACCTTCGATAATGTCATGAGGAGCAGCAGTATGCTTTGGTCCAACCATCTTTTTCCCGTTATGGGTATGATACGGACCAGCATATGGAGCACCACTAACAATTCCAACTACATCTAAATTATATGCATTAGAAACGTTTGCACTAAACTTATAAGTTGGCTGTTTAACAGCAGGTAGTACTTCTGCTCTAATTAAATCATTTCTTGCCTTAAATACTGCTGTTAAATCTATAGATCCCAATCCACTAAGAATTGCAATCTTATTGGAAGGTATATCAATAACTTCAGCACTATTCTCTGCATTAGTTGATTGGTTAATAAGAGTTACTTTATCACCAACATATAAAAGATGAACTTCTGGACATGTGATTTTATGGTTCCCATTACCAATATCATCAACAATCTCAACATTAAAGATGTTGGGTACATTATAAACCCATTCTGTAAAAGTTTTATTTGTATCTTCTAAAATACCAAGGTTCTGAACATCGATTAAATCACCAGTAACCATTTGCTTACTTGGTCCTGGTATTACAAAGTCAGTGACAACACCAGTTATTCTTACAGTTATTTTATTACCATCAACATCATATCCATAGATACTAGATTTTAATCTTATTAATGCATTTCTACTAACAGCACTACTATTACCAGATAATCCTAAGAACTGGTTTGTAGTCTTACTAGTGTAAGTAACTTCATTAGTACCAATAATTAATGTTCCTGATTCAGGGAAACCTATTGTAGAATCAACATATATTGTATTAACACCACCAACCTCATCTGTTACGGATCTAGTTGTTGGGGTAACACTAAACTTACCGTAGATAGAACCAGATTCACTAATATCTTTATCAGAACCAGCATCAAGACTTATTTGATAATACTTATTACCATCACGATCATATGAAATTACATCCGCAATTGAACCATAAGAATAGTTAAGAACACCGTCAACAGCATCTTGGTATAATGTTTGCCCTCTTAACTTAGAAGGATCCCCAGATAGAGCAACAACTACTAAGTCTTCTGTAATTCTATAATCAGCATCTGATGGTTTAATAGTCTGTTCAAATGGTTTTATAATAGATGCCTTTGAACCATAAAGAGCACGGAATAATATTTCAAAGGAATCATCAGTTCCTTTTGTTACATAGAGATCTTTGGCTTGTTTCGCAAATAAAGATTGATCAAGTCCAGTAACAAAACTTCTGTCCTGTAATCCAGGAACATAAAGTTCTTTATATTTCTTGAAAAACTCAGCAAGGAAAAGATTACTTAAATTAGTTACTACTGAATCATCAACATGAGCGGCTGAAGATGATGTAGAAAATGTAACTCTATCACTTTCAATACTATTGAACAATGAAGTAATCGCACTAAAAGCACGTTTACAATCAAAAAACTGTCTTTTATCTTTACTTGTATATGTTATTATCTCATTGTCTATTTTTAAATATCCATATCTTTCAGGAAACCCTACTGTTGAATTAACTGCAATAGTTTTATCATATGCAGTAATCGCTCCATCTAAGTTAGTAGATGTAACAAGATCTTGTTGACGAAAAGAATCATTCTTGATATACTGATCAATATTCTCAGCAAGGTCTATAGGTCCACCTTGGAATTCTTGAGATTTATAATATTGCTCTAGGAATTCTCCAAACAGAGGAGATTCATCCTGAATCATTTCTGGAATCTGGTTAGAGACTACAGAATAGGTTTTCGCTCTAGTTTCTATCATTAGTATGAATAACCGCCGCTAGTTTGGTTGCCTGTTACTTTTTGTGAATCGAATGATGTAGATGTCGTATAAGTCGTAGAATAAGAAGTATCAACTTCTTGTACTGTATATGATTCAGTTCCAGTTATTGATGTATACTGTGGAATTCCCCTTACTAAAGGAGATTGACGATCATCTCTTCCATTAGGGAAACTAGAACTAACAATATAGTTAGAACCAGATATATCAGCACCGGAGGAAATAGTATCAGAAACCATAGTAACGAGACTGTTACTATTATCTAGTTGTAAATAAAGATCCTGTAATCCGATAACATCATATGATTTAGGTGTACCACTAATTTGAATAAGTGGTTGATCAGTACCAATAGTTGTTGAGTTGATTATTAATGCATTGATTAATATCTCACCTCTAGCATAATCAATTGTTCCTATATTACTCTTAATTACAGCAACTTGATTAGATGCTAATAATTTAAATATAATCAATCTTCCTGTTTTTCTATCTGGATTAGGTATATCAGAAAGATAGACAGTTCCACTTACACCACTAATGCTAAATCCTGAAGATTTAATATTATATCCATTTAATGAGTTAACATTAAAGGCATTACCATAACAAAGTTCATATGTTGCTAAATCTGCTAAGGCAGGCCTTAAATCCCTCCTCATCGATATCCTAGTGATATTAGAAGTAATAGCAGTATCAGTTTGATCGATTAAACGAAGTGATTTAGAGAACTTAAATCGTGCTCCAAAGGTGTTTAATTCACTTGATCTTGAATATGTATCTAGAGTGCTTATAACAGATGTTTTAAGGGCATTTACGCTATTCACAGCGTTAGCATTGTAATATACACTACTATCCATCTCAACATACAGATATTTAAGATCTATAATGTTAGGAAGGATTCCAGCAACGGTATATCTCTTTAATTTGTTCTTAAGTTCGATTTTTTCAATCGATGACAAATATTTACCATTTCTTGGTTTTATACTAATAAAAACTTTTCCATATTGTGGTGGTTCAGTATCTTCTCCACCATAAACGGAAACTGACTCAGTATTAGAGTATACTTTAGTAACAATTGCTTTATAGTCGTCTGCAGTTACCGCACGGTTCTGAGCAGAGTAAACTAAAGGAGCATATTTCTTAATTGACTGTACAGTTTCAATATCTGCACCATTTCTTGCAGAATCAATTGTTGTTAATAAAGAAATTCCTTCAGTTACTGTAACTCCAG